TTAATGACTCCATATAAACCCGAATACCTGCCGCGTCAAATTGAAGCCTTGAACTATCTGGCAACCGATTCACAAGTTGAACAGTTGTTATACGGTGGCGCGGCAGGGGGTGGAAAGACGAAGTTCGGTTGTATGTGGCAGATTCAGCGACGTTTGAAGTACGCTGGAACGCGTTCCCTTATTGGACGAAGTAAATTAGACACGCTTAAAAAGACGACATTAAACACGTTCTTTGAAACAGCGCGTGAGTTTGGTTTGGTTGCTGACAAACACTACACCTACAACGGGCAAACGAACGTGATTAAGTTCTTCAACGGAAGCGAAATAGTATTGAAAGACTTATTCGCTTATCCGTCAAACCCAAATTTCGACCAACTTGGATCGATGGAAATTACAGACTACTTCATAGATGAGGTATCCGAAGTAAGCGAAAAAGCGGTCAACATCGTTCACTCTCGTTGCCGTTACAAGTTGAACGAGTTCGGTCTTATTCCAAAAGGTTTTCTTTCGTGTAATCCGTCGAAGGGTTGGCTTTACAATGAGTTCTATATGAAGAACAATAGGAACGAATTACCTTCACACCGTGCTTTCGTTCAAGCGTTACCACAAGACAATCCATTCCTTCCTGTTGCTTATATCGAATCATTGCGAAGACTTCCAGAGTACGACCGCAAAAGACTTTTAGAAGGGAACTGGGAGTTCGACGATGATTCAGACAAGCTATTCAACACAGAGAATCTTCTTCGAATGTTCCGCAACGAAGTAATCAATGAAGGCAAGAAGTATATCACAGCCGATATAGCGCGTTTTGGTAAGGATAGAACCATTATAATCGTGTGGGAAGGTCTAACTATCATTGACATAATTGAAATGAATCGTGCAGCGTTGGACGAAGTCGTAAACAAAGTTCGTTTAACCTGTCAACAGCACTCAATTTTATTGCAAGACGTAGTGTGTGACGAAGACGGAGTTGGCGGTGGAGTGGTTGATTTTCTTAAGTGTCGTGGGTTCGTCAACGGATCTAAACCAAAGCACCCACAATACCAAAATCTCAAAAGCGAATGTTACTACAAACTTGCTCAGTACGTTGAAGAAAACAAGGTAACGATTCTATCCAGTACGCGCAAGGAACAAATCGTGCGTGAATTAGAAATGATTAAACGACACCGCGCTGACGTTGACGGGAAGTTGCAGGTAACACCGAAAGACGTAATCAAGAACCGCGAAGGAATTAGTCCAGACGTTGCAGACGCTATCATGATGCGAATGTACTTCGAACTCAATCCTTCTTACGGACAATATGTTGTCGGTTAGCATAGGTTTACTATATTAGCACAATGAAAAACACACCACTATACGAATCGCTCAAAATGACTTACGAACGCGAACGCGAAATTGTCAATTCACTCGCGAACTACTTTCAACAAGGAAAGATTCTTGGAGATATTCTTTTGGAGCTTTCACAACGCAAAGACTTGAACGCAAAAGAGAAAATCTATCTCGCGCTTATGATTGGTTCAATGATGTCTAAGCCGAATGAAGAAAAGTAACTAAACCTAAAACCATAAATCAAATGAAAGAACTTAAATTTCTACTACCAGAAGACGTACTCAAAAAACAACAACTTGAACTTTATATCGAAGAAAATAAAAACAAGAAAATTCCAAACAAAGAAGAACCTGCAACCTATCACTTTCAATTTGATATTGATGATTTGGAACAAGACTTGGAATGTTATAGAATAAGTGAGGAAGAATATATTAATGCAGTTTTACAAAAAGATTCGCTCTTGCGTTATTGCGTTCAGCCTTATGAATTTCTTGGAATCTTTGACAATAATAAAAGATATCAAGCACCAATGTTTTTAGCGCACAAAGAATTTATTGATGTGTTAGATGAGATTGAGTTTTATAAAGAAGCAATAAGCGAGATGTACAATTATTTTCGTAAGAAAAATAAAAACATTGATTATAGAAATCTTTACGAAAAAGAAGACGGTGTGTATTTAGGTTATAGAACTGCTCCAGACCCTAAACACGATCCGTGGGGAGATTATAACCCAAGAATGTTAGGTATTTTAACAGGAGGTAGTCTTATTATGACAACCGAAGAATATCATAATCAAATGAGAAAAATTAAAAAAGAATTAAAGGAAAAAGTAAATGCAGAAAAGTAATTTATTGACGCAAGTTATTGCTGAATTAGAAGCGCGTGAAGCGAAGGGAATTGAAACGTACGGAACAACGTTAGACCGAATTGATTTAACGCGCTCTGAATGGCTTCAACACGCTTACGAGGAAGCGTTAGACCTTGCTTTGTATTTGAAGAAACTTAAAATAGAAGAAGATGCCAGAAAGCAAAACTAAAAAAGGAATCTGCGTGTACTTACACAAAGACCTGTGGAACGAGATAGACGAAAAGCGCGGAGAAAATAGTCGCAACACATTTTTAAGTGAAGCGATTGAGTTCTCAATGAAGTTCTACGTTCCAGAATCTAAAGTAAAATTGAAAGAACAAAAGTAGAAAGAACAGCTACGGACGAACTAACAACTAAGGCGCGGTTTCTGCGCTTTTTTTGTTTGTCTAACTTTTTCTTTTCCACGTTTAGAGTGTTTATTTCTTCGGTTAATACATCGGTCTTTTGTTCATAAGCAAGAACGACTTCTTGTAAGTTGTTTACCTTTTCCCCTTCAATGTTCAATTGTTCTTTGATGTTGTTAATTACAAGTGAATCTGACGCTATTACGCTGTCGCAGGAGTTCACCAAACGTATGACATCCACACGAACAATAGTATCTCGAACAAGAACAATATCACGAGTTCTTTGATAGGTGGTTTTGTGTTTAAGTTGAGCTTCTTCATAAGTTCTTAATTCTTTGTAAAGTTCTATTTGTTCTTGCAACAAGCGGTCATATTCTCCCGCGTTGTAATTGATAACGCTATCTTGTTTCTGAATTTCAGTTGTTGCGTTTTTTGCAACACTTCGTCCCCACAAATTCCAACAAATAACCGTCCAAATTAGCGTTGTTCCAATGAGCAATAAAACTATTGCAAGTATATTTTTTATCATAAAATTTTTCCTTCGTGTATGCGGTAATTGTGAACGCTAAACGCTCCGTTGTTTCCTTTCTCAACGATAGCAAATCCGTGATTGTATTTCGAATATGGGTTGTAATCTGGTGAAAGTTCACTTAAGCAACCAACACCCCAACAAGTAATAAACTTTCCGTTTGCGTCTCGCTCGTTGTGTTCCGCTGTTTGGTGGTGGTGTCCACAAAGAGCACTTACTTTCGTTTTCATAAACAACCCACGCGCTACATTTACGGAAGGCAGGAATTGCTTTCCAAATTCGTGTCCGTGAAAGATTGAAAGTTTGCCAATGTTTAACTTGCTCTTTCCGTCAATCCATTTCACGTCGTGCTTGTCGCAATGGGTTAGCGTTGGAAAGTCGAACGCGTCAATGTCGAATAGTTCGGGAGCTTTAATACGCATATAACGCCAGTAGCGTTCTTCGTGGTTGCCTTCTTTATAATAGATATTCGCGTTCGGAAACGTGTTTCTAAGAGACGCAAGGAATTGACGGATTGAATATAGTTCGTCTTTGAATTTTCTCTTTCGCGGATCTTTAACAAAGTCACTAATCATATGACAATCTAACGCGTCTCCGTTTAAAATGATTGCATCACAACCTTGTTTTAATCCTTCTTCAATAGCGCACTCTAACGCTTCGTTGTCTTGATAAGGCAAATGAACATCTGAAAGGATTAAGAATTTATTTCCCTTTAGTTCAACGTGTCGACGTTTCTTTGAGTAAGACTTTGGAAGTTCGAAAGGGTTTACAGGTCTTGGCTTTTCTTCCATCAAAGATTTGTCTGCAAGTTCTTTTTTATTTTTTGCTCCCATTTTACCCCTTATTATTCGAATAGCACTACGTGCGTGGTCTAGTGAATTATAAACCTCTGGATATTCCGCGAACAACTTTTTCGCTAATGTCATTGAAGGCGTTTCTTTGAATTTAGAACAGACTTCCTCAGCTATCAGTCGAGGTGTTTTCTTCGTTGCTCCTGCCATTTGATTTTTGTTTAGTGAACTTTTCGATTACAGTACCACCGAACAAACTACCCGCGAGAATTGCCAACGTATCGAACATTTCAATAGGACAATTGTAGATAGTAAATGTAGCAATGTAACTAAAAGCTATTAAGTTAATTACCACAAATATAGAAATAAAACGCTTACTTGAAACTTTACTTGAACTCGTTAGTAATTGTTTCAACCACGACTTCAAATTATCCTTCATAAAAACTTTAATATGAATTGAACAATTAACCCACCAACCACACCCGCAGCTGTTGCTATACCACCCAAACGAGCTACTTGCAAACGTTGGTTCTGAATGTACTTGTCGTGCTTTTGAACCTTGCTAACAAGACCTTCAATCTTCATTTCGTCGTCGCCAATCAACACGTTATAAATACGGTCAATCTTCTTGTCCATATCTTGGAGCTGTTCGTGTATCAATGTTATTTCGTGTTCGGTATTCATTTCTTAAAATACAATTCAATTTCTGCCTCACGACGACGAACCAATCCCTTCAACACAACACCACCGCCTTTATTCCAAAGACGAAAAGAATCTGCTATTGTTGGGTCGTTAGGGTTAGCGTTTACCTTTCTCAATACAGACGACTTCTTGAAGCCACCTGTTCCGATGTTGTAAGCCAAAGAAACACACGCGCTAAATTGATTCTCGTTAAGCGTTTGAGTTATCAATGCACGAATGGAAACTGCGAATTTGTCAATGACGTTTTTCGCTAATTGTTCTGCTCTCGCTTGTGTTATAACATCGCCTTCCTTAACCTTTGTTCCGTCTTCGTAGAATGTGTTTCCGTAACCTATCGTCCATACGTTAGCAGGACACAAATAAGCCTTCAAACGACAGCCTTCAAACTTCTTTAATAGCGCGTATCCGTCAGCGTTAACTTTCATTTTTGAGTTTCTTTATTTGTTTTTCTTTCTTTGCTAAATACTTACGAAACTTTTCTTCGTAAATCTTGTGCATCGTTAAATTCTTTTTGCGTCCCCTTGTTGCCATTCGTTTTTGTTTTAGTTATCTCAACCAACCTAAACCACGTCGTCTGTATTCGTATGGAAGTCTATCGCGTCCGTCGCTAATCTCGAAAGCGTTCGACGGATATACATTTGTTTGTGACCAAATCTGTTGCGTTACGTTTGTCGTGTACTCTGGAAAATCTGATTGATTAAAGCACAAATAATCGACCATTCTTTGCGTGTAAAACATCGCTTGTGAACGTGCTTGGTCGCGGTAGTTTTGCAAGTCGGTTTGGCTGATTGGTGTAGTGTCTTCGCTTGTGCGAATTACAAGACTTCCGTTGTCAGTTTTAACGTACAAATGAGGCAAGACTTCGTACATCGTCCACCACATTACCATACGACGCAAGTAATTGTCAAGAAGGGTAGCATATGCGCCTTCAACGTCGTCGTTAACTACATCTTCTTTTATCTTATTGTAAAGGTCAGTACCCAAATAAAGTTGCGCATATTTATCTTGCGACAAATAGATTGCAGGGTACATCAAAAGCGGGTCAACGCTTCCGTTAATCCAAGTGTATTTTTTGATATAGTTTTCGTCTATTAAAAGAACTTCGGGTTGTAGTGCCATTGTAATTTTTATTTATATTTTAGTGATGCTCTGTTAGGCATATCGTTAGGACGTACCGATTCTATTCCTTTTGGAAATAGTTCGTTTGCAACACCGCCTGTTACAACTTTGTCATTCTTCAATCCGTCGTTTGGAAGGAAGCGACCTTTCTCTCTTTTGCGTACAAATACTTTTCTGAAGAAAGCGTGCCTGCAATAGACCCCCCCCTTGAAAATGAATAAATTATACCGTGATTGCCCTGCGGGTGCGAACTCTCCGTTTACTCCTGCGTCACTCATTTCTTGAATGTCTTCGTAACGGAATAGCGCACCCATTTTTGAAAGCGCAACCATTTCTTGACAGAAGTCACGCGTTACAATTTCTCCGTCTTTGTATGTAAAATTCTTTGAATAGTAGTAACGAACTTTATACAATCCTGTGTCTAATTCTTTGCTTACTTCGTCGGGTTTTGAATAACCACGAACGCTCATAAATTCAGTACGATATTTTTCTTCGCCTTCTGGATTAGTTACTTCTTCGTCAGAAATTAACTCCCATTGTTCTTCGTCGATGTATTCAGCCTTTTCGCGTAGATGTTGAAGCCACGCTTCGCTTTGCTCTTTGGTTATCTTAACAACCGCATCCTTGTTCTCCGCAACTACTTTTTTTTTTAATTCAGCAGTTTGCACCGTTGGCTCAACAACTACAACTTCGGGGTCAAAAGGCGAGTTCATTTCGATGTTTATCTCTCCTAAAATTGGAGTGAAAACACGTTCAATGATTCTTTGATATGGTTTGATAACTTGATTGTTGAAGATTTCCAAACCTACCAACATTTCGTCCTTATTAGAACCGAATCCTGTTGTGTCTCTAATTCCGTGAATCAATGGTGAAACAACGCGGTGTCCAACCATAATTTGCTTCGCTGTTTCTTCAGATAAGAACTGATATTGTTTGTCCGCGTCACTAAGTGGAAACGATTCGATTTGTGGAGCGCGTGTTGGGTCTTCATTGAAAGTCATTAAGAACTTTCCTGCGTTACTTGCACCGCTCAAACGAGTTTCCCACTCACGACGAATAGCTTCACGCTCTTCTTTCTGCGGAATACCGTTTAAGAAGTTAATAATGAATGAAGGGAACAAGCCGTTTAAGATATTGTTGACGTGGTAAAGTCCCATTTGATAGGACAATTCAACGTAATTCAATGCACCGAAGTAGTCGGGTTTAGGATAATAAACACTTCCTGCGCTCATTCCGTGTGCGTAAATAACTTGTCGCGGTTGTTCTTGTGCGATTGAAGGATTGAACGCAGGAATAAATTCGGGTTTACCTCTTTTGCTTCGCGTGTTCGCCCAATCTTTCGAATAGAAAATTCCTGTAATGTCGTCTTCTTCTTTGTCGTAAGCAAGTCTGCAATTCTCAAAAGGAAGGTGATTAATTTGTACAACGCGAGTGAAGTCCATTGACCAAATAACCTCAGCAACAAATGCGCCTTGTAACTTTAAGTCGAACGCAATACCTTGCAATGCATTGTCGAGAATTGTTCCCGTACCTTGTCCCTCAATCATATAAGAAATTGAGTTCACCAAAGCGTTGTGAATTGGTGAGTTTTGGTAAAGGTTTATAAGGTGTTGAGGAAATAAGTTGTTTTGTCCGTAGTCAATCCAACCGCTTCTGTTCTCTTTTTCAACCGCTTCAACAGGTTGGTAAGCTGAAAGATTTATTGCTTGTATATTACTCATATTATGAACCTGTATATATTACGTCTACCGGTATGGTAGGTGTTGAAACGTCAAAGTAAATTGTTCCGTCTTGAAGGATCATTAAACCCTTTTCAACCAAACCAACTACGGAAGCGTTGGTAGGGTCTATATTGCTTGAGCTGTTTTGTCCGTACACTTCGTAATGATAACGTCCTGCATCGGTCAATCCAACGGTTGTTAGTCTTATTTTAGTTACGCGTTCGTTCTCGTTTATCACGGTTACTACTTGCGCTAATTGTTCACCTGTCATTTCGTAAGTTAAGACAAGTAAATAATGTGTAAAGGCAACGTTGAAATACTGGCGTCCTTCGTCTAACGAAAGCCACGCGTATTGATTCGCTGTGTTTGTGTTTAGGTATACCATTCCCCTTTTCCTTTACGTTAAAATTACAACACGTAGGGACGCTTTGTCCCTATATGTGTAAAAGTTTTTTGATTAGTCAAGAATGTTGTTCGGTGCGTCGCTCAATTTGTAAGCGCGTTTTGCAGCTTCGTGAGTGAACGCGAGTGTAAAACCATTTGCGTCACCCAAAACCGTACCTGTTGCTGCTGTTGCAGTTGAAAGGTCTGCTCCGTATTCGTAACCAACAGCCCACCAATTTCCATTAGTGTCTTCAACGAATACAATCACACGAGCAGTAGCTACGTTTTGCAATTCAAGACGCTTTGCGCTTGATAATTTTTGCAACATTACGTTTACTGTCTGCGTGTAAAATACTGTTCCGTTGTCGCGGTTGAAGTTAATTGTTTCTTCAAACGATCCTGTTTGCGTTGGTAATTCGTATGTGTACAAATCACCACTTGCAGGGCCGTTAATTGCAGTTACAACTTCAGAAGCGTCTAAGGTGAAAGATGTTACTTCTGTTTTGTCAACCAAAACAATTTGTTTGATACCGCCAATCCCAGATTTGCAATCAAGAACAAAGCCCGTCGATAATTCACATGCCATATTTGTATGTTTTTATTAGCACAAAAGAGGGGTGGGTTTTATGCCACCACCTCTATTATGCAAGGGTTAGAATGGTTGAGATTATGCAGTATATTGATAGAACGCGATTTCGTCACCGAATCCGTACTGAACACCTGCGAAGAATGAACAAGAGAAACGAACGTTGTTAGATAGATCGTATTGGTACATATCTAAAACTGCAACGGTGTTCCATTGGTCAAGTAAGTTAGTTCCGAACCACAAGTTAGACTTTTGGTACATAGCCATTGTGTCGTCGCTCATTCCTGGGCATTCGATAATGTCGTATTGTCCCTGCCAAGTCATTTTCACAGTTTCACCTTGATAAAGGTAAGAACCACCGCCAAGACCTAAGATAGCAGTTCTGAACGCTTCAGCAACGTTTGAAGAAACCGCGATAACAGGCTTCTCAGTAGCACGACGAACGCGTGTTGGAAGTGTTAAAACAAGACGGTTCATTTCGTCGATTACGTTTGCAGAAGTGATTGCCTCTGGATCAGCAACGTCAAGAACAGCAGCATCAGCCAAGAACAATGTCTCGAATCCTGCGTACTCTCCCGCGTTAGCGTTAACACCCTGCCAAATCAAGATTTCGTTACGTGCTGCAACACCTGCCATTACGTTAGCAATTAAAGCGTCAGTCAATGAAGCGTGAAGTTCTCCGTTTTGCTCTGAGCGCGATTCCCAATCCGATAAAAACGTATTTTTACACAATTCGCGCTGTACTTGGAATTTTTCCAAAGTCAAGATACGCTCTGTTAAATTAACAGTTCCTGTTGGTGTGAAGTCACAAGTAGCATTTGCGAAAGTTACGTTGTCAACTAAGCGACGAACAACTTGTTTGTACTCGATGTTTTCTTTTACGGTAAGCGCAGAAAGTGATTCGTTGCTTAAAAACGCAGCACGGATATAACCTGCCGCTTCTCTACCTGCATAAGTGGTAGTTAAATTTGTAGTAGTAGCCATTTTTTATTATTTGTTTTTTTTATTTTTTAAGATGAAATAAGAAACGCTCTTCAGCCGACATTTTAGCGTATGGCTTCGAAGGAACTTGTTTTGCTTGCTTTACTTCTTTGATAGAAGACGCAGCAGGCTGTGCGCTTAATTTTGTTACTTCGCTTGAAAGTTCTGCGTTTGCTTTTTTAGCGTCAGCAAGTTCGCTTTCCAACTTAGCAACCAACGACAAAAGTCCTTCAACTTCTGCGCTTAGTGATTCCTCAGCAACAACGTCAGAAGTTTGTTCTTCTTCGATTACTACTTCAACCTCTGGCTTTTCTTCTTCCATTGGTTTCAATTCGGTCACAAGACCACCCTCAACTACAACGATGATGCTTTCAGCTGTCTTGTATTCTCCGTCCGCCAAAACAACCTCGTTGCCTTCTGCGTCTTTGCCGAATACACGAACACCTGCAGCCCAAACGTCGCTGTCTGAGTAGATGCTTGTACCGTCCTCTAAAATCGCTTCAACCATTTGCTTCACCTCAACAACCTCTTCGGCAGATAGGCTAACATTGTGTTTTGCGAATAGAGCGTTTACTTTTTCTCGTAAATTCATAATTCTGTTAATTGTTTGTTTGATTCGTAGATATAAAAAGAGGTATATTTGTTTCGTAATTG